AGCGGCGCGGCCGCGCCCACGCCGACCCCGCCGACGTACCTGCGATGGGTCGACACCAGCGGCGGGACGAAGCCGCTCAAGATCAACACAGGGACTCCGGCAGCCCCGGTCTGGACCACGCTGTTCCCGGACGTGTCTGTCGCGAACGGCGGCCTGCTCAGCCTGGCCGGCGGGACGATGACCGCGGACCTGAACATGAACAGCCACAAGGTCACCAACGTCACGAACGCGTCCGCGTCCGGCGACGCGGTGAACAAGGGGCAGGTCGACGGCAAGAACCTCGTCGCGATGTCGCACGTCGTCGGGTTCAACGCCACACTGAACCGGCCGCTGTTCGTGGCTTGTGGCAACCTGACCATCGTGAAGATCCGGCTGCTCTCGGACACGTCCACCACTGGCAGCGGTGCCGGCACGCGTTACGATTTCCAGGTGCGCAACGTGGGCACCGGCGGCGCGGGCACGAACGACCTGCTCTCCGCGGTGAAGACCACGAACGGCGCGGAGATCACGGCCTATGCGTCCTATGACCTCGGCGCGAACCAGAACCTGGCGATGCTCGACGGCGAGTCGCTGCAGCTCCGGATCACGATGACGGGCGCGCCGACCAGCCTCGCGGCCGCGCAGATCCTCGCGCAGATCCAGTACAAGGTGTCGGTCTGATGAAATCAACAGCAATCGTCCTTGGCGTCGCACTGGTCTCGTTCGGGCTCGTGGCAGCGACGTCGTGCCAGGGCGCGTACCCGCCCGAGCTGGAGATGGCGACCGTCCTCACGGTGAAGGCCGCGGACGCGATCGAGGCCGACTACCAGGACGCGATCCTGGCCGCGGCGAACGAGATCGAGTCGAAGGGGCTGGAGATCCTGCGTCGCGAGATGGACAGCCGGGTCGCAGCCGCGACGGACAGCCGTGGGACGCTCGCGCCCGACGACGTGCGCGCGATGATCCAGTTCGTGCAGGATCAGCAGGCGGCGATCCACCAGGCGCGCACCGACAAGGTGGACCAGATGCGCCGGTCCCCGAACCTGGAGATCCTGCACAAGCTGAACGACCGGCTGGGTGCGTACCTGAAACACTCGAGCGACGGCGCTGCGGCCATCAAGGAGATGCTCGACATCGTCGTCCCAACGAAGGTGGTGGCCAAATGAGCATGTCCAAGACCGCGCTGCGTGCGATGTTGTCGTCCCTGGAGAAGCCATCGTGGATGCCGGGGGACGACTGGGTGAACCTGAAGCGCCGGGATGGGATCGCGGACGACGCCGAGGTGAAGCGGATCACCGACGCGATCGACGCTGCACCGGAGCAGAAGGTCGCGGAGGCGCTGACGGGGGCCCTGGGCGTCATCAAGACCGTCCTCGGTGTGCTGGCCTGATGCGCGGCGCCATCATCGGTTCGATTGCGACGTGGGCATCCGGTCTTTTCGGTATCGTGGGTCTCCACTGGGACGGTGCGTGGGGCCTCGTGGCCTTTGGAATCTTCCTCGGGACGCTGGTGTGGATCCATGACGCAGGACGCAGGCGACGGCTCGGCGGGCCGCTGGAAAAGCATGCCCCAGGACATCGTGCTCATCATGAGCGGTGCGGCGGGGCTGACCATCCTGCTGGGATTTGCGCACGCGGACCCATCGGTCGGGTGGATCCTGCTGGGGACCGCTCTCGGGCTTAAGCTCGGGCCGCCGATCGCGGCCGCGGCCCGCGGCGGGGGACAGCAGCCCCCGCCGGCCGGGTGACGCCGGTCAGGACCGGAAGATGTCCCGGGTCAGGATCCATCCCGAGAACGATGGCCGGATGATGGCGCCGTTCTCGCAGATCTGGAAACCCTGAGACGTGACGGACACGATCGTTTCCCATCCGTAATGGATGCGCACCTTGTCGCCAGGCTTGAGCGTGGAATAGTGCGTCATCTCCGCCACCGTCGCGCTCCTGAACCGAACTCCGGCCCGTGGCCATGCTGTGCGCGGGTTCATCACTTCGATCGGCGTCGCCCCGCCCATGGGATCGATGGTGATGCCCTTATCGCTGGACTCCGTGACCCAGCACCATCCCCCGGCAAAAAAGACCTGATCGCCAGGACGTAGGTCGCTGCTTGCGATCGGCTGGTCCTCCGCGGGCTTCTGCGGCGGCGGCATCACCACCTCGCGCGGCGCGTCTCCGCACGGCGACCCGGTCAGCGGTGCGCCGTTGTACTGCTGGTCGAACGTCATGCCCCCGACGGTGGGGCGCGGCGGCCCCGCGGTGTCCGGAGGCGGGCGGCGGATGTCCAGGACCACCACGGTGTCATCGGACGGCGGCCCGTTCCTGGCAGTGTCCGCAACGATGGCGTCGATCATCGACGCGATGTCGCATGCGTGGAGCCCGAAGGTCATCACCATCCCGTCACGCGTGATCCACGCGCCGTTGGACGCGTCGTGGACCTGGTAGATCCCCCGTTTTCCGACAAATCGGTATTTCTGGCACGGTCGCATTTCTCAGCCCCTTGTTGCCATGCCGCGGCGCCATTGCCGCGGGCTGGACATGGGGCATTTCGACACAAATCGGCCACGAAATCAAGCCGAAAAAAAATAGTCAACGGCGCTTGCATTCCATCTGGTGGGGAGCGAACATGCGTGCGCGGGGGACGGGCATGGCTCTCGGAACCACGCGGAAAGAAAGGGCCCGAAGATGAACATCAGCAAGACGCACGAGGCGGAGAAGAACGCGGACCTGGATCGCACGACGAACGCGCTCCTCGCGCTCCAGGAGAAGCACGGGACGGCGGCGCTGGCCGACCTGCTGGCGGAAACGGTCCTGGCCCTGGCGGAGATCGAGGACGCACCGCGGGCGACGAAGAAGCTGCAGCTGGCCGCCGGGATCCTCGCGGAGTACGCGCGGAAGGCCTGAGGTACGCTGCAGGCACACCAGCCCCGGGGCCCGCGCCCGGGGCTTCGGACGTGACGGGGCGCGATGGCGCGGCCCCGGGAAAGGCATGACAATGGCAGCGAAAAAGACGGCGGCGCGGGCGGACGCGAAGGCAGACATGGCTGGCGACAAGGACACGGAGAAGCGCCCGCACGGGCGGCCCCAGAAGAAGCCCGGGAAGCCCAGCAAGAGCTTTGACGAGATGGCCGCGGAGGACGCGGCCGCGCCCGCGGCGGTGGAGCCCGGGCGCGAATGGTTCGAGCGGCGAAAGGCCGGGATCAGCGGCGCGGTGGTCCCGCCCGCGGACCTGCCGGACGGGCCGGAGCCGGAGGCCGCCCCGGAGAAGCCCGCCAGGAAGCCCCGTGCGCAGCGCAAGCCAGCCCCCGCCGCAGACGACGCGGGACCGGTCACCGTGGCGCCTGCGGATCCTGGCGAGCCGGGGACGCCCATCCCGCCGCGGACCTGGGCGTGGCGGTCCGCGGGCTGGCTGGCGAGCCGCGAGGCGGAGGGCGCGACGCCGGCGAGCCTCGGGAACTACCGCCGGATCGTCCGCGACTTCGACGCCGAGTTCGGGACGGTGCCCGCGGACGAGGACATCGCGGAGGCTGTCGCGCACTGGTTCGCCACGCCAAAGTTCACCTTCGGCAAGCGCGGAAACCTGCTCAGCGACGCGTACATGAACTATGCCAAGGGCGCGGTGAAGGGGATCCTGGCGTGGTCCCCGGTTGACGCCAAGGGCTGAACCCGATACGCTGCGCGCGAACCGGGGACGCCATGCCCCGGTCGCCCAGCTGGCCCCGGCGCCGGCCGCTGACCTGCGGCCGCCGGGGAAACGCCGAGCCTGGCCGATCACGCGGAAACCGAGCAACCTCTCACTCGGGCCCGCCGCGCGGCAAAAGGACCAGACGGGTGAAGGTCATTGCGGGCTTCCGGGCCTCAAAACCCGGGGGCCCGCTTTTTTTGTGGACACGTCCCACCCCCGTGGCATGATGCGCGCCCTGGCACGGCAGACCGCATGGCGCGGCCGGTGCACAGGCGAAAGGGTTCCCCATGAACGCTGAATTGATGTCCTTAACACAATCCCGTCGCCGCGCATTCAGGACATGCCGGCGTCTCCACCACATCGAATACGACGAGGGGTGGGAGCCGACCAGGAAGGGCGACGCGCTTCGGTGCGGGACGCTCTACCACGACGCGGTCAGCCGGTTCTGGACGATGGTGCAGGAGTACTCGCACCCGAAGCCGGAGGCCGACAAACACGAGGTGCTGGAAGACATGGCGCGTGCTGCAGCGGCGGCGATGGCGCGGCAAATCCAGCCCGACCAGTGGGACGACGTCGCGATGGACGCGTGCGCCCTTGCGGAGCGGTACCACCTGCTCTGGCCGGACGCCTTCGAGTTCGACGTGCTGGAGATCGAGCGCGAAGTCAGCAGCACGCTGCTAAACCCCGACACCGGCAAGGCGAGCCAGACGTGGGCGCTGACCGGGACCGTCGACCTGATCCTGCGGCACCGCGTCTCCGCCGAGGTGTTCCTCGTGGAACACAAGACCACCTCGGATTCGATCCTGGATGACGCCGCGGACTACTGGCGAAAGCTGGAGATGGACACGCAGCTCACCCAGTACGTGGTGCTCGCCCAGGCGCTCGGACACACCATCACGCGGGTGATTTACGACGTCGCGCGCAAGCCCCAGACGCAGCTGCTGAAGGCCACGCCGATCGAAAAGCGGCAGTACACCAAGGCTGGCGCGCTCTACGCGTCCCAGCGGGGCAGCGACGAGACGCTGAACGAGTACCGCGCCAGGGTCGCCGAGCAGATCGATGAGAACCCTGGCAAGTTCCTCAGGCGGCGCACCGTCGCGCGCACCGAGGGGCAGCTGGTGGACGGAATGCGGGACTGCTGGGAGGACGCCAAGATGATCCGCGAGGCGCAGATCAACGGCTGGCACACCCGCAACCCGGACGCCTGCCACCAGTACGGGGTCTGCCCGTACTGGGACCACTGCGCGATGGGCGTCCCGCTCGAAGGCAGCTCGCTCTGGCGCAAGAAGGGCGGTGTCGCATGAGCGGGGACGCACCATCGACGCCAGCTCCGGCCGGGAAACCGGTCCGCGCGGCAATCAAGAAGGTCGATCTCGCGACCTTCGGCGGGGGCGCAAAGGCATCCGCCGCGGCATCCACCACGGTCTTTCGGCCTGGGGCCGCGCCCGCGGTCAACCGGGTCCCGACAGGGATCCGGGTCCGCGCGAACGATCTCCCGGACATCTGCGTCATCTACGGGCCCGAGGGTGTGGGGAAGACGCGGTTCGCGCTCGACGCACCGGCCCCGGTGCTCCTCGCTGCGGAGGACGGCTCGCGCGGGCGCCCGGTGCCTAGACTCGAGGTCCACGACGCGGAGGCGCCTGGCGGCCTGCGCCCGCCCCGCACGCTCGACGAGGTGTCGTCGTGCCTGATGGATCTCGCGGAGATCCCGGACGGCCACGGGTTCGAGACCCTGGTCATCGACAGCCTGGACTGGCTCGCCCCGATCATCCACAGCGCGGTCTGCCTGCGGAACAACTGGGACAACATCGAGAAGCCCGGGTTCGGGAAGGGGTACAAGGTCATCGTCGACGAGCTGCGGATGCTCCAGATCATGCTGGACCGCATCCGGCGGAGGGGCATCCAGATCGTCGCGACCGCGCACGCCAAGATGCGCAACGTCGCGAACCCGAGCGGCCCGGACTACAGCGCATGGGAGCCCGCGCTCTCACCCGACGAGGCAGCGTTCTGGCGGCAGTACGCGGACACCTTCGCCTTCGTGTGCTTCGAGGACACCTTCGTGCGCGACGACAAGACGCAGCGCCGCGCGAAGGGCACGAGCGAGGGGCTGCGCATCATGCACACCGTCCACCAACCCAGCTGGCAGGCGAAGAACCGCTGGCGGATCCCGGACGGGTGCGCGCTCGACTGGGCGACCTACGAGTCCGCCCGCGCGGAGTGCGTGCGATTCGAGGCAGAGCTTGCCAAGATGGACCCGGCTGCCAGGGCACAGTGGCAGAAGTACGTCGACCAGGACCCGCGGCTGGTGGCCGACGCGCTGAAACAACTCGCCGGGGGAGGTGGCTGAACATGGCAGAGCTTCATCCGGCAGGGAAGTACAAGTGCGTGGTGGCGGAGACGATCGTCGGCACGACCGAAGACAAGGGGCAGGGCTCGAAGCCCTACATCGCGGTGACCGTGCAGCTGGAGACCGGTGTCCGCATGACGCGGGCGCTGTTCCTCAGCGACGACGCGCTGCCCTACACCGAGGGGCAGATGCGTGTGCTCGGATGGGATCCCGTGGAGAACGCATGGGACCTCTCGCAGATCCACGAGACGGATCTGCTGGTGGGCGTCCCGACCACGTGCCAGATCGTGCACAAGGAGTACCAGGGGAAGACCCGCGCAGAGATCTCATGGTTCGGTGACCGCGAGGCGGGCCCGGGTGCGAAGGCCGACGCGCCGACGATCGGTGCGCTGACATCCATGCTGCGCGCCAGGATGCGGCTGACGGGCGGCGCCAAGGCCGCGGCCAAGCCTGCGGTGCAGCCGCCGCCGTCGATGCCGAGCCGGCCGAAGACGCCCGCCCCCGCGCCCGCGCCAGCGCCCATCGCGGAGGCGCCCGCGGACGCGCAGGCGCCGTTCTGACCGCGTGACGCCGGGTCCGCGGGGGAACCGCGGGCCTGGCACTGGTTCGGCCAACGGGCCGGGCATGCCCAGGGGAGGGCGTGCCTGGCCCCGCGGCAGTGACGGGCACGGTGGGAAAAATCATGACGCCGAACGTGAACGAGAAACTGGCCGGGATCCTGGTGCCGCTCGACGCACTGCGCGAGGACCCGCAGAACGTGCGGAAGCACAGCGCGCGGAACATCGATGCGATTGCTGCGTCCTACCGCCGGTTCGGGCAGCAGCGGCCCATCGTGGCGCTCGCGGACGGGACGGTGATCGCTGGCAACGGGCAGCTCGCGGCCGCCAGGAAGCTTGGCTGGGACGCCATCGCGGTGGTGCGGTTCGCGGACGAGGCACAGGCCCGGGCATTCGCGATCGCGGACAACAGGACGGCGGAGCTCGCCGAGTGGGAGTACGAGGGACTCGAGTCGCAGCTGAAGGCGCTCGGGGACATCACGTTCCTCGACGAGATGGCGTTCGACCTGGAGCGGAAGGTCGCGGACGCGTACCCGGGCGAGACGCCCGTCGCAGACCCCGGCCCGATCGATGCGCCCGCGAACCCCGTGACGCGGCCAGGGGACATCTGGTGCATGGGCGAACACATGCTTGTCTGCGGTGACGCCTGCACGCCCGGGGTGCTCCAGGCGCTGGGAACGCACCACAGTCTTCTGCTCACCGACCCGCCCTACAACGTGGCCTATGTCTGGAAGACGAAGGACGCGCTCACCATCGAAAACGACAAACAGGACGACGCCCAGTTTCTCATGTTCCTGTCTCGGGCGCTCCAGGCGGCGGACACCGTCATGGTGGACGGTGCCGCGTTTTACATCTTCCATGCCGACACCGAGGGGCTGAATTTCCGCGCCGCGGTCAAGACGGTCGGGTGGAAGCTGGCGCAGGTGCTGGTCTGGGCGAAGGACCGTTTCGTCCTCGGGCGTCAGGACTACCACTGGAGGCACGAGCCCATCCTCTACGGGTGGAAGCTTGGGGCCGCGCACCACGCCCTGGAGGACCGCACGCAGGACACGGTCTGGGAATGCCCGCGGCCCGCGCGCAGCGAGGAGCACCCGACCATGAAGCCGGTGGAGCTGTTCGCGCGCGCGATCCGCAACTCGAGTGACCCGGGCGCGGCCGTGCTTGACCCGTTCGCCGGCAGCGGCACCACCCTGATGGCGTGCGAGCAGACCGGGCGCGAGGCGCGGTTGGTGGAGATCGACCCGGCCTACTGCGACGTGATCGTGCGGCGCTGGATGGAGGCCACGGGCCGCGAGGCGGTCACGGCCAATGGCGAGACCTTCACCGCGGTCGCCGCGGCCCGCGGCGCGCCACCGCCATGAGGCAGAACACCCGCAGCAGGGGCACCGGCTGCGAACTGCGGCTGCGCCGGCAGTTCCTCGCGATCGGGGCGCATCCACACCACAACTGGGGCGACCCCGAGCTCGACTTCGCGTTCGTGAACGCGCGCGTCGGCGTCCAGATCGACGGGTGCTTCTGGCACAACTGCCCGATCCACGGGAAGACCCCCACGCGGAACGCCGCATGGTGGCGGGCCAAGTGGGCACACAACGCCTGGTGCGACAGGCGCAGCGATGAGACGTGGCACCGGCGCGGGTGGATTGTCCTCCGGCACTGGGAACACGAGAACATGGCCGCCGTCGCACATGCGGCCTGGAAAGTTGTCAAGGGGAGATGCCATGAAAATCGACTGGGGTGAGCTCGCGCGCGCGGTGCAGGGGCACCCCGTGCTGTCCGTTGTCGTCCAGGAGATGAAGGCCCACGCGGACGCCATCGCGGAGCAGAAGGCGCGCCTCGACGCGCTGGAGGCCGCCGCGATCGAGGCCGAGGCGGAGTGGGACGACCCGCCGGCTCCGAAGGGCAAGGCGAAGTAGCCACGTGGACATCTCCCCGGAATCGCTCGTCCTGCTCGACGACCCGCGCGTCCGCCGGATCGTCGCTGCGTGGCCAACATTGGGGAAGCGGGCGCCTGGCCTGGACCTGATGATGGCCTGGGCGGACGCGTCCGGGGAGCCCTTGTCCGTTGTACTCAGGGTCGGGGCAGCATTGACGCGGTTGCAAATATGCGCACCCGATGGCACGATCGCACCACTCGCGGCGAGGTACATGGCAAGCGCTGCGGTGAAAGGGGCACGCAAATGAGCGAGATCGTCCTCCACGACTTTCAGGCCGACGCGATCCTGAAGGTCATGCTCCTGCTCGACCAGGACCTGTCCACGATCCTCGTGGCGCCGACCGGTGGCGGCAAGACCGTGATGGGCGCGGAGATCGTCCGGCGCGTGGCCGCAGCCGGCAAGCGCGTCGTCTGGCTCGCCCACACCCGCGAGCTGGTTCACCAGGCCAGCCTGGCGTTCCGCCGGGCGGGCATCACGCACGGGATGATAATGGCCGACACCGAAACCGTGATGCACCCGGTGATGGTGGCCAGCATCCAGACCGTGATGGCGCGAGGATGGGCGGAGCAGTACGACGTGGTGGTGGTCGACGAGGCGCACCACGCGGTCGCGGACACCTGGGCGGACACCGTCCGGGACGCCGATGCGGACTGCACGCTCGGGCTCACCGCGACGCCCTACCGGCTCGACGGCAAGCCCCTCGGCGAGTTCTTCGAGCGGATGGTAGTCGCGGCCACGCCACGCGAGCTCTGCGAACGCGGGATGCTGCACGCGCCGCGCACCTTCGCACCCTGCACGCCCGACATGCGCAAGGTGCGGAAGGTCGGCGGAGACTACGTGGCCGCCCAGGCCGCCGCGGTCATGTGCGACGGCGCCATCGTCGGCAACATCGTCGACCACTGGCGGCGCCTGTCGCCCGGCCGCAAGACGCTGGGGTTCGCCTGCAACATCGAACACGCCCGCGTGATGTCGGACGCGTTCATCGCTGCCGGGATCCGGTCCGGGTACATCCACGGCGGGATGACCAAACCGGACCGCGACGAGGTGCTCCGGGACCACCGCGAGGGCGGGTTCGACGTCCTCTGGAATTGCATGATCCTCACCGAGGGGTGGGACCTGCCGGCACTCGAGACCGCGATCATCGCGAGGCCCACCGCATCGATGGGGCTGCATCGCCAGATGATCGGCCGGGTCATGCGCACGTGTCCGAACAAGGCGGGCGCCCTGGTGCTCGACCACGCGGGCAACACGCTCCGGCACCGGCTCGTTACGATGGACCTGCACCTCTCGCTGGACGGTGAGTGCGGGTTCCGCACCATGCCGGGCGACGAGGTCACGACATGCCGCGCCTGCATGGCGATCGTCAAGGTCTCGGACAAAAACTGCCCGGACTGCGGTGCGCTGATCCGCCAGCACGATGAGACGCTGGACGGGATGGGCGAGAAGAAGAAGATCCCCGACCACGTCGATGGCGAGCTCGTCGACGTCGGCGACGGCATGGCGCACAAGCGACTCGCCGAGGAGTGGGACGAGCTCATGGCGGAGTGCCACGCCCGCGGGTTCAAGCCCGGGTGGGCGATGTATACGTGGAAGGAGCGCCACGGGCACTGGCCGCTGATCCACGCGGGCCGACTCGTCGACCCGATGGACGCACCACGGGAGTGTAAGCGCGACTTCTTTGATGCGATGTGGGCTGCCGCGGAACGCAAGGGGTACAAGCCCGGGTGGGTCGCGTACACCTACAAATCCAAGTTCGGGGAATGGCCGCCGCGCAGCTGGGCCGCGGAGAAGGGCGTCAAATGCTGAACCACGGGGGACACGATGACGGGGCAGATGTTCTTCCAGACATGCGACCGGTGCGAGATGCTGAAGCCGACCGGCGAGCTGCAGCAGACAGAGAATGGTCTGATCTGCATCACATGTGCCCCGCGGCCGCGCGGGCGTGTGTCGCCCCCCGCGAACGTCGGGGACCTGTTCGACCTGCCGCCGGACTCGCCGCCGCCCTGGCCGCCGCCATCTGCGTCACCGCCGCCGCCCAGTCAATCTGGCCTGCCGGCGTGACGGACCCGGCGCAGGCGTGGTTCCCGGGCGGCGGGTGGCAGCCGTCCGCGGGCTGCGTCGCGCTCGAGTGGGTCGGGTTCGGTGGCGCGGGCGAGGCGTGCATGCGCGTGTCGATCGACACCACGTGCCCGCCGCCCGTGGCCGCAGGCGCGCCGTGCGACCCCATGGACGGGTACACATTCGTGTTCATGTTCGCGAGCCTCGACGCGCAGCCGCCCGTCTTCGGGCTGGAGGCCATCGTGCCCGCGCGGGACCAGTTCTATGCCCCGTACTGGGGCGAGCAGGGCGACGACCACGAGACCGCGTATATCGCGGTGCTCGGGGCGTGGGGCCAGTTCTACGGGATGCACATGACCGTGCAGGCGATCGTGCTCGTCCCAGGGCCGGGCGCCATCTGGGCCGCCGTGACGACGCAGACCGCGGTGTGGGCGCTCACATGAGGCACAAGGCTGACAGAACCGAGGGGCACCAGGCGCTCCTCACTCAGACGATGTTGGCGATCGGATCGCAGCCAACCATCCGCTGTTGGAAGCAGCACCGCGGGGTCTACATGACGCTCGACGGACGCGCGCACGTCTCCGTGGGCGTGCCAGGGTGGGCGGACATCGGCGGCATCTACCGCGTGGATGGATGCCCGCATGCGCATTTTTTCCAGGGCGAGTGCAAGACGGGGTCTGGACAGATCGTGGGTGACCAGGCACGATGGCGTGCGTTCTGCGATCGGTTCGGGATCCTCCATGTGGAGGTCCGGGACCCGTCGGACATGGTGCAGGCACTGGTCGCGCGTGGCGCGATGGCCGGTCCTGAATGAAAGGGGCAACGATATGGCAACCCGCACGAACGTGCGCGCGATCCGTCAGATCCGCGCGGTGCTGGAGGAGTGGGCAAAACTCCCCGCGGTAGACCTGACGCAGTGTGGTGACGACGAGGCCTACGCGTTTGCGCGCATGCTGATCATCGCACAGGCCGCGACCAAGGACGCCGCGATCGTCGCGCAGACGATGGTGTCGATGGCGAACGACTGCCTGGGGCGCCTCAAGGGCGAGCCCGACGCGAGCCTGGTCCTGTTCGCAGGCGTGGCGCGCAACCTCGCGGCCCGCGTGCAGGCACGGGGGGCGAAGTCATGAGGCGCGCGTTGACGGTGGCGCTGTTGGCAACGCTGGCCATGCTGGTCCTCGCGATGTGGAGCGGGCGATGAACGAAGCACAGATCAAGGATCTCCTTGCCCGCGGACGCACCGTCATGACGCTGAGCGTGGACGGTTTGCCAACCGCGGTGGCGAGTGTCGTGTTGCCGCCGCTGGACAGGCCGAAGCGGATGTACCTGCTGCTCCTGGAGGCGCACCGCATGGCGACCCAGTGCGCGTCGCTGATCGACTGCGAGGATGCACGTCAATGCAAGAATGCCGAAACTGCGGGCACGCCGGATCGCACGTCCAACACATCTGCATCATCTGCTTCGCCGGCGGAGACCACGGGAACGTGCACCGCCAAATCTGGGGGTGCCACTGCGGCTGCCACGACTACGCCCCCCTCCTCTGGTACCACCGCATCTGGCGCTGGCTCCGTCGCTGCGGCGGTTGAGGCGCTGAGGGTGGCGCTCTCGCAAGACGTGGAGATCTGCGCGGATCGTGACCTCGACCCAGGCTCCATGCGTCTTAAAATACGTCGCGCGATTCGCGCAATCATCGCGCTCGACGTGCCGGGGATGCTCGCGAAGGCCGAGTCCGACGCCGCCAAGCTGCGGGATTCGCTCCGCGTGGAGCGGGAGGCGTGCGAGAAGAAGGACGCCACGATCGAGGGATTGATCGGCTCCATCCGGCACGCGCTGCCGCACATCTCCGGGATCGGTGAATCCGGTCCGGCGTTGTTCATGCTGGATCGGATCGTCAAGGAATTCGACACCCGCCGCGCGGCGGAAAAGAACAACGGGGGGAGCGACGCCGCAAGCCGGTCACAACCGGATAGGTCGCAAGCGGGTGGAAATCCCGCGCCCCCCACCAATCAACGTGAACCGCAGCCGGGCGATATGACCGGCAAGGCTGAGCTTGGTCAAGAGTCAAAGTCGGGGACGGCCGAGAGGCCGGATACAGGAAGCCCGACCCCTGGGGACAACGGCCCAGATAAGGGAATTAGCAGGCTCTCAGCGCCACGGGTGTCCGGGTTAGATCCCGTGGCTATCGACCACGAGCCGGGGCAGGACCGGCCGGTTCACACCAACAACGCCCCCGTCCAGGTGACGGACGAGGATCGGCGGATCGCATGCGAATGGATCGACGAGCATAACCTTCCGGCCTGGAAAACGGAGCGTCTCGCCCGCCTCATCGCCAAGGTGCGGCACGAGCGGGACGGGGCGGTAAGGGAGTTGGTGGAGGCGCTCGACAAGTTCTCGGGCGACGATGAGTTACTGACGCTGGACATTAACGCCGCCCGCGCCCTGGTGAAGAAGCACGGGGGCGCGGCATGAACCACGAGAACGAGCACTACTTCTGCCTGGATATCGCGAAGATCGGCCGCGCGCTGCGGGTCGCGGAGGGGCAATCATGAAGCGCCGCCGAATCAGCGACCGGGAGATCCGGGACGAGATGCGGCGATGGGACCGACACGGGGACACGTACGCGTTATCGGCCGAAATCCTCCGCTGCCGCCGCGCGCTGAGGAGGATTCTCAGCATTTCGAAGCTTCGTTGCTCCAACGAGGGGCTCGTCTACACCGTGAATGCGATACGCGAGGTATCCGCAAAGGCGCTGGGGAAGTGGGAGAAGGCGTGACCGACACAATCCTTGCATGGCACTGGATCAAGGCCGATCGTACCCTGCGAGGCGGACGGCCGATGGTGGTGGGTGAAACGCTGCGCCACGAGGGCGCGCTCGTCATCTGCAACCAAGGGCTTCACGCATCCGAACGCATCTTGGATGCACTGCAATACGCCCCTGGGCCTATCGTCTGCCGCGTCGAGTGCTCCGGGATCGGCGAGCGGCAAGAAGACAAGTTCGTCTGCTCAGAACGTAAGGCTCGCTGGGCCGTGGATGCCGAGCCGGTTCTGCGCGCCTTCGCCAGACGCTGCGCGCTCGACGTTGCCAACCTTTGGGACATGCCACAAATCGTGCGCGAGTACATGGAGACTGGCGACGAATCGAAACGGGCCGCCGCGTGGGACGCCGCGTGGGCCGCCGCGAGGGCCGCCGCGTGGGCCTCCGCGTGGGCCGCCGCGATGGCCGCCGCGAGGGACGCCGCGTGGGACGCCGCGTGGTCCGCCGCGAGGGCCGCCGCGAGGGCCGCCGCGTGGGACGCAAAAACCGCACAATACAACGCATGGCTGACCGAGATGGTAAAGGGATTGCCCCATGAGTGACTGGACCAAGGATCGCCACGCGGCGGCAAGGAAGGCGTGCGAGGCGGCGACGAGTGGGCCGTGGTGCATTTGGGACGGACCAGCCTACGTCGGCGGAGGTCACGATCTGTGCATCGGAGCGCCGAACGAGGTTTGGATTACGAACGTCGAGAGCGACGAGCGTTCTTCGAGTGGAATGAAGATTGCCGGCATGTCGATGGACCCGTCGGAAGTGACGCGCCAGCAGCGAGCGAACGCGGAGTTTCTTGCCACCGCCCGCACCGACCTGCCGGCCGCGCTCGACGAGATCGAGAGGCTGAACAACGAGAACGAAGGGCTCCGGGCGCTGCTCCAGTCCATGACGGCAAGCGGGCGGCACGACAAAACATGCGAGTACGTCACGCAAGGGCTGCGCTGCTCCTGCGGGTTCTCGGGGCTGTACGAACAGGCCAAGCGCGCGGTTGGTGGCGGGTGATGAAAGAACGCCTGATCCTTTTCTCCGCCCCGATGATCCGCGCCCTGCTCGACGGCCGGAAGACCATGACGCGGCGGGTGGTGAAGCCGCAGCCGGATGGGCATCGCCGATGGACCAAGCTCGCCGACGCCGCATGGTGGACCGCATCGCCGGGCGAGGACTGGCAGAGCAGCGTTGACGTACGGTGTCCGTTTGGAGACCCCGGCGACCGGCTGTGGGTGCGGGAGACGTTCGCATACGCCGGACCGCGCGGCGAGCGTGACGGGCAAGTCGTCTACCGAGCGGACCTATCGGACGACGAAGTGCGCGATTCGAATCTGGCGCCGTCGCTCGCTCGGGAATACGGATCGCAGTGGCGCCCTGCCATCCACATGCCCCGCTGGGCCTCCCGCCTCACGCTCGCAATCACCGCGGTCCGCGTCGAGAGGGTGCAGGAGATCACCGACGAGGACGCCGTGCGCGAGGGCGTCGTCGAGGATCGTGGGCCCGGCGAGACATGGTACGAGGGCAAGGCGAAAGGGATCTTCGCGCGCCTGTGGGACACCATCCACGGCCCCGGCGCCTGGGACCGAAACGACTGGGTATGGGTCGTTGAGTTCAAGGTGGTCGCGCAGTGAACATCAACCAACTCCCACGCGGGCGACCGGGCACTTCGCCCGCTCGCACGAACGAAGCCGCGCGGCGGGCCCTTCCAACATCCGCGCCCGCGTGCGATGATGCGCGCGCCTGGGACACGCGGCATGGCGCCGCGGCCCGCGGAAAGGTGACCGCCATGTCCGACCACGACGACGCCGTCTGGGACCCCACCGCTGGGTTCGTTCCCAACCCGCCCGACAGGCGGTACTGGTGCTGGGGCTGCGAGACATGGTGGGTGGACGTCAGGAGAGAGAAAGATGTAAAGCATAAATTTCTGAGGTCCCTGTGCTCGGGTTGCAGGTCGGGCATATTTAGATCGCGCACCATCGAATCCAATGTCATCCAAGCGTATTTGATGTCTATCGACTTCAAATGTGTCGATTGCGGGGAATTATTGTCGTCCCTAAACCACGAATACAAGCAAATTAATGTTGCTATAAAGCATTTCTCCAGAAAATTGCGTTGTTTTGGATGTCTGCGCGCCGAGGACAAACGCCGATCATCTTTAGTATCGGTTCCAGATCGTGTTTGCCGTGAATGCTCGAAAACGTATAGCTTTGATCAGTGGATTCAACGTAGTGGTTTTTCAAAAAATGCGCGCGGTAGACAGATTTTCATGAAATCAAAGACGTGTAGCGATGAATGTGCCGAGACTGCACGCGTGAAAAATTGCAAAATAAACGCAAAGGCTCGGCGCATATGAAGCCCGCATCCACCCGCGTCCGCACCGCCACGCACCTGCACGGTCTCGGCATGACCGTCATCCCGCTCAACGGGAAGATCCCCAAGCTCGCCGGCTGGCAGGCCATCCCGCAGCCTTCGCTCGACCAGACGCTCGCCTGGGCGCAGGCCGGCAACATCGGGCTACGCACCGGTGACGGCGTCACAGTCATCGACCTCGACCCAGGATGCGACCCAGCACGCATCCGCGAGCTCGGACTCGCCGAGGACCAGATCAAAACCTGGCGCGCCACGACCGGGCGGGCGGGCGGATCCCACGTCCACGTCCAGGAGATCGCCGGCGTCAAGAACGGCGTCTCCGTGCTCGGGGACCACATCGATGTCCGCACCCGCGGCGGGCAGGTCGTGCTCCCGGGCAGCGTCCACCCGGAGACCGGCACCACCTACGCGTGGGCGCCCGGTTGCGCGCCATGGGAGTGCGACCTGGCCCCGGCGCCCAAGGCCCTGCTCACCGCGCTGCTCAAGCCCAAGCCCAAGCCCGCGCCCAGGGCTGCCGTCCCCGCCACCGTGGCCGCGGACGCCCCGTCCCCGGGCGCCATGCGACTCGCCAAGTGGGCCATCGCAGCGGTCAAGCTCGAGTGCCAGGCGGTCGCGTCCGCGCCCGAGGGCACACGCAACGACCGGCTCAACGAGGCCGCGTTCAATTTGGGGCAGCTCATCCCAGGCGGACACCTCCGCGAGGACGACGTCCGCGACGAGCTCAGGCAGGCCGCCAGCATGGCCGGGCTCGGCGACGCGGAGGCAGACGCCACCATCGCCAGCGGTGTGTCGAAGGGCATGGCGTCACCCCGCACGCCGCCCCCGGCTGGGGCACGCCAGCCGCGCGTCGAGGTGCTGGACGAGGACGGCGCCACGTCCTGGACCGGCGTGCTGCCCGAGGTCCTGATCCCGGGCGCGCACCAGGACGGCGCCAAACAGATCCAGCAGGGCACCGGAAAGTTCGCCCGCGAGGTCATCAACGGACTCCCGGACGCCACCATCTTCCGCAACGCCACCATCCCGGGCACGCTCACCGGGTCGCCCACCATCTTCCGCGAGCTCACCGCGGAGCAGGCGCGCATGCTCGTCGACGACCACGTCTGGCTCTACTCGATGAAACCCGACAAGGAGGCCGGCAGCAGGCGCGAGTTCCACCCCATGTCCGCCGACCTCGGGCGCCTGGTCGTCGAGGCGTGCAGGCACGACCTCCGCATCCCGCAGCTCCGCAGGATCGTGCGGCACCCCTGCATCGTCGGTGAGAAATGGGACTGGCTGCAGCCCGGGTGGAACCCCAACGTCGGCATCTGGTACGACGAGCCCGAGGAGCTGCGCGGCATCATGCCGCACCCGAACCCGGACGCGTCCGTCATCGCGGACCTGCTCGTCGACTTCCCCTTCGGCGGGGACCGCGACGTCGGCGTGCAGGACTGCATCCTCTTCCTGCTCACCGCCGTCCTCTTCGATGTGATCCCTGGCCCCAAGCCCATCCTGATGATCACCAGCCCCATGCAGGGCACCGGCAAGAGCCTCCTCGCCAAGGACGTGATCGGAGGCATCCTCTACGGCGGGCGCGGCATCCCAGTCATCATCCTCGGGCACGACGAGGCCGAACGCCAGAAGCAGATGACCAGCATCTTCCTGGACGGCAAGAGCATCGTGCTCTTCGACAACGTCACCGGCCGCCTCAACAGCCCCACGCTCGCGGCCGCCACCACCGGCAGCGTCTACGAGGGTCGCATCCTCGGGGTCAGCAAGACCGAGAAGTTCGACAACAACCTCCTGGTCATCATCACCGGGAACAACCTCGCCATGACCGGCGAGATCGCGCGCCGCTGCCTCCAGATCCGGCTCCAGACCAACATGGCGAACCCGCACCTGCGCACCGGGTTCAAACACGAAGACATCGCCGCGTTCGTCCGCGCCAACCGCCGCACCATCATGGAGCACATCCTGGGCATGGCCTGGGCGTTCCGCGAGGCGCGCCACACCGCGCCCCCGGCCGACGTGCGCATGGGGGCGTTCGAGGGCTGGGTGAACACCGTCGTCCGCTGCGCCCGCTACAACGGTCTCGACCGCGCCATGACCGGGTACGCCGAGTCGGTGCGGGCCTATGACGCGGACAGCCAGGACCTGGTCGCGTTCCTCTCCGCCTGGCTGCGCGCCTTCGCCGACAATTTCGTCCAGGCGAAGCAGGCCATGGACATCGTCAACGCGTCAGGGGTCTACGGCGACGTGCTCGACCGCGCGAAGACCGATCAGGGCCGCCTGGTCGCCCTGGGGCGCCACCTGACCCGCCTCGTCGACATCCCGGTCCAGCTCGTCGGCGAGGACGGGAAGCCCACCGGGGATACCGTGGCGCTCACCAAGCGGGCCTGGGGGAACACCACTGTCTGGGCGCTCAGGCCGGTGGTTTAGGCCGCGTAGCGCCCCGGGGGCGCCCCCTGGGCCGCGGGCGCCACCCCTCGGCCTCGCAGGCATCGAACAGCCACGTGTCACCCACCTTCACCGGGTGCAGCTCCCCGCGCCGCACCCCGCCCATCACCGCCTGCCTGCTGCAGCCGTGCGCACGGCGCAGGTCGGAGATCGTCACCAGTTTCGGGATCGTCATTATTCGTGCTCATCCTTCCAATCGTCGATTTCGTTTGCGCAATCTTGGTCGACGATGATTTCCTTACCTGACGAGAGCATCAGGATCGCCCAATTAGGGTCTTCATCATACATCGGAGTCGTCCCGGGGTCCGGGTAGTTTCTCCACCCGATGACGGCAGACGGGTCAATCACACCGAACTGGATCGTCCGCCCATCGGGGCCCATCTGTCGGTAGTAGATCGTCGCGGCCATCACCGCACCTTCCTGGCCCCGTCGGGCCGGTTCATGTTGCGTTCCCACGGCGTGCTCTGCCGCACCACCAGGATGTAGTTCCTCCGTTCGCAGGCCGGAATCGTGTCGCGCGGGACGGTGTCTTCCATGTCGCGGCTGTCCCCGCGCTGGTTGACGATGTCCGCCCACCCCTCCTCGGCCAGCGCGTTCAGAACACTGATCCAGTACCGCTCGCGCTCCGGCGTGTGCTTGAACGGAATCCCGGTCCCGACCCGGTGCCCTAACGTCGTCCCCAGAGCCTTCTCTGTCAGTTCCGGCATAGCATCCCCCTGTCGTGGTGCCCCGGCCGGGGACGCGGGCCCCCCGGCGCGGCGCGGGCCACCCTCAGTAGCTGCGCAGGTTCCCGACCTCCGCGATCGCGTCGATCGCCGCCGCGAGCATCGTCGACTCGAGCCCCTTGAACCCCGGCGCCACCTTGCGCAGCGCATCCGCGATCTGCACCAGCGTCTCCGGGCTGCCAAACTCCGCCGCGTGCGCCAGGATCGCCCGCACCAGCTTCTCGTTCGCCCGGGCCTTCTTCGCGTCGTTCTTCGTGTTCATCTCGAACCCCTTTCCGCGGGTCGGGGGCCATTCCCCGTCGCGCGTGCACACATAATAGTCTACGCAAAACCATTTTCCAAGGGCCGGGACTGATTATTTTTTCATCCCCCGGGTCCTCCCCCGGTCGAAACCCCCGGTCGCCGATCAGGCGTTCAAAACGTCCACGTTCGGGTTTTGCGGTCTGCGCGCGAAACCCCCTGTCTCCCCCGGTCCTCCCCCGGATCCTCCCCCGGTCAAAAACCGCGTCTTTGTCCGCAGATTCTGCTGATACCGGGGGTTTATGGGGATTCAGTCATATCTAGTGTATAGGTCAGCAGAAAGTTGTGGGTCACAGGTGGTACGTACACCACATATAGACATGACGCCATATAGTCGGGAGGGTGCCCGCAAACCCCCGGTCTCCCCCGGTCGGCGCACGTGGGACGCCACCAGCGGGCCGCGCCATAGCTCCATCATCGCTCCCCCATAACTCCCCAGCCATAAGGGAGCGATGATCGGTTACCGCGCCCCCCGCTTGACACCGCGCGGGTGTCATGGTCTGATGCCCGCGCCCAGGCCATGGCGGCCACGGAGGTTCTCCACGTGCACGCGTACAAGCCCGTCGACCCCGCGCTCTGCGTCTTCTGCCAGCACCGGCACACGCGCACCGTGTGCCAACATCAGCCCGAACCACACGAGCGCGGCACCGTGGCGGTCAGCACGCCCGACGGGGAGACCGTCGAGGTGCCCCTGACCGTCCTGCCGGGCCCCTGTGGCTGCCCCAGGCACGAGGGCGCGCACGACTTCGAACGCGGCCAGGACGGTCGCTTCTTCCACGTCGGCAAGGGCCCGGCCGCGTTCCGTTGGGGGACAGGCGACCCGCTCTTCGACGATCTGATGGCCACGATGGCCCGGACCATGCGGAAGCCGCTGTGACCGCGCAGAAGGCACTCCGCACCGTCGAGATGCAGGCCTTCCACGTCCCGCACGGCGCGCCCACGCCCGCCGCGGGCCGGGTCATCCTGATCCGCATGCCGGGCGTCATGATGTCCACCACACGCCCCACGCTCATCGCAGAGGTGCAGTGCGACTGCGGACTCGAGCCGGTGACCCATCTCGCCCGCATGGTGCGTGTCGAGTCGGAGAAGCAGTTTTGCCAGACAGTTGTCTTCCTGCTCGTAGGCCTGGAGGTCTACATGACCGTGACCGAGAACCTGAAGCAGTGGGTCATGGGAGACGAGTCGTCATGATGCCGGTCGCATTCATCCGAACCGCAAGATTCATCGTCGCACGCCTGGTCGTCTGGGCGCTGGGACGTCGCCGCGCACGCCGGGCGCTGTGCCCGCGCTGCGGCACCTACGCCCCGTTCGGGGAAACCCACGTCGAGTACCGTGGCGGGCTCGCCGTGCACTGGTGTCTGTCCTGCCGCCGTGAATGGGAAGGCCGAGAATGAACACGGGAATCTACATCGCGTCCTCGTACAAGGACCATGCGATCGCAAGCAAGTTCGCGGAGGAGATGCGTCAGGCCGGCGTCGTGGTCCAATCGACGTGGCACGACGGGGTCACCGCAGAGATGGTCAACGACAACTGGCGACACCACGGTGATGCCGCCGACCACAAGGCCTCGCTGCGCGCCGTCGCGGAGATCGGTCGGGCGACAGCCCTGGTCATCGTCGGGAACAGCAACAGCACCGGCGGCGGGCTGCACTTCGAGGCTGGATTCGCCATCGGGATCAAGAAGCCCGTGATCCGGGCCACGCGGGAATTCGCGGTGGACACCAACCCGTTCCTCGCCAGCAGCGTGTTCGCGACCGACGCAGGGGTCTACGTGGTCGACGACCCCGAGTCGTTTAAGAAGGTGCTCGGCGTCGTCCTCGCGTTCCTCGTGGCGTATGAGGTGCGATGAAGGTCCCCTGCCGGGTCTGCGGCCGGGTGCTCGGCGCGCTGCACAACGACGCGGCCAAGGATGGCGCGTCGATCGCGCTGTGGTGCCCGGCGTGCAGGGTCTGGACCACGTCCGGAGATAAGCCTCAGCTCATCCCAAAATGGGCTGGACGCACGAACACGCGCGGGGTAGATTCCACGCGTCAATCGCGGGGTAGTTCAGATGGCCGAACACCGGACTCATAACCCGGACGACGCGGGTTCGAATCCCGCCCCCGCCATCCGGACATGAACTGCCACCGCCACCATCACCACCACATGGGAACCAACATGAACGAGCAACTCGTCGCGGCCTGTCAGGATCTCGTCGCCAAGGTCAACGCATTCACCGGTGCCAAGACCGCGTCCGATGCCGCGGATGCCGCGGCCGCGGTCGCCGATGCGGCCACCACGCAGGCGCACACCGACCTGCTCGCCAGCAGGGACGCGCTCGTCGCGCTCCTGCCGACGGTCAGCTGAGACACTCCTCGTGAGGTGGTGACGCCTTCTGCAGGGCAGGCGTCGCCACGGGCCCGCAGCATGTGGGGAACGTGCTGCGGGCCCATTTTATTGTCCGGCAAGGCACGACCTGTTACGGTCGCGCATGGACCACCACGGTCTGCCATCGAAGTACCCGAGCCTGCCCACGCGCAAGGACGCACGGGGCCGGAAGGCGAAGTACTCCATCGCGATCTGCGAGCGAATCCTTGAGGCCATGGCGTCCGGCGTCGGGCTGAAGACCGCGTCGGAGTTCTGCGGCGTCGAGGTCGAAACGGTGCGCGACTGGTGCGATCGCATCCCGGCGCTGAAGCGCGCCATCACCATGATGCGTGCGCGCGCCGTGGTCGAGGCCGCGCGCGCGCTGCACGGATACGCGACCGCGCCGTCCGAGAACAGCGGGCCTGCTGTCAGCGCGTGCAAGTACTTCCTCTCGACGCGGTGCCCCGAGGACTGGCGCGAGACGCATGGCGTGGACATCAGCGGCAGCGTGACCTCGCTCGCGGAGGCGTCCGGCGTCCCGATATCGCTCGACGATCCGATCCCGGGCGACGACCCCGACGACGGTTGCGGCATGCCGCACTGATCGATGTCCGACCCGCGCATCGCCCATTGGCGCGCCGACCCCGTCAAGTTCGTCCGCGAGGTGCTGGGGCAGCGGCTCTGGAGCGGCCAGCGCGAAATCATCAGGAGTCTGCGCAAGCACAAGCGCGTGACCGTGCGCAGCGCGTTCGGCCAGGGCAAGACCCACGTCGCGGCCTGCGCGGCGTTGTGGTTCTATTCGTGCTTCCCGAACAGCCGCGTCGTCACGACCGCGAACACGTGGAAGCAGGTCGAGAACATGCTGTGGGCACTGATCGGCAAGCTGTTCCACGGCGCCCGCGTGCCCATCGGCGGTGTCTGCAACAACGTCATGCTCAAGCGCGCGCCCGAGTGGCTCGCCTACGGCGTCAGCGTTGATGACCCGAACGCTTTACAGGGCGCGCACAACCCATTTCAGTTGATCATCTTCGACGAGGCGCAGGGCATCGCGCGCCCGCTGTGGGCCGCTGCAGACTCGCTGGTGGTCGGCAGCAACACCAGGTTCTTGGCGATCGGCAACCCGCTGGAGCCCGCCGGCCCGTTCTACGAGACGCACCGGCCGAACAGCGGGTGGCACCGGATCCACCTGGACTGCCTTGACCACCCGAACATCGTCAGCGGGCGCGAGGTGATCCCAGGCGCCGTTGGCACGCACTGGCTGGAGGAGAAGCGTGCGCAGTGGGACGCGGACGGGCTGGGCACGCATCCGCTGTGGATGTCCCGTGTGCGCGGCGACTTCCCACCGTCGGGCGACAGCACCATGATCCCGCTCGCGTACCTGGAGATGTCCGCCGACCTGGTGGATCCACCGGCGCCGACGGACGGAGACCACCTCGGCGTGGACATCGCGCGGAAGGGCGGGGACAGCAACGTCGCCGCGCTGCTGCGGAAGGGGCGGTTCGTGTCGTTCGACGCGTGGAACGGCATGGACGGCATGGAGACCTGCGGCAAGATCATCGCGCTGCAGACGAAGTACGGGATCAAGGACGAGAACGTCCACCTCGACAACATCAGCTATGGCGCCATCGTCGCGGACCGCGCACTCGAGCTGGGGCACGCGTGGGACCGCGTCGACTTCGGCGGTGCGCCCGAGGGTGACTGGCAGGACGTGACCGCGGACACGCCGCTGCTGAATCGGCGCGCAGAGCTCTTCTGGGTGGCGCGCGAGCTTTTCCGCATGAAACGGCTCTGTTTGCCCAGGCTGCCTGGAAAATTCGAGGACGCATGGGCGGACCTGACCGCGCCGTGTTATGACTTCCAGTCGGACTCCAGGATAAAGGTGGAGCCGAAGGACAACGTCAAGAAGAAAATCGGACGAAGTCCAGACTGCGGTGACGCGTGCCTCCTGTCCCTGTCCAGGACGGCATCGTGTGGATTGGGGATCACCAGGTTCTGATGGGGAAAAAGACTCGCATCCTCGGCGCGGACGGGCGGCCAATCCCCAGGCAGCGCAACCCCAACATCGCCAACCTCCAGCTCGACACGCTGTTCTTCACCGACCGGCACGGGTTGAACCGCCAGGCCACGGACCCGTTCCAGTCGAACCCGTGGGTCTACGCTGCCGTCATGACGATCGCACGCGCGATTTCGTCCACCCCGCTCGTCGTGATGCAGGGCGCAGGCCGCAACACCATGCGCGCTCGCGAGGCCAGCAGGTCGATCGTCACGGGCCACGCCAACATGGTCCGCCAGCGCGCCATCCGCCGCGGCGACGTGAAGCCGGCGCCGGACAGCCACCCGCTGGTGAAGCTGATCGAGGACCCGTGCCCGTGCATGAGCAAGTCTCAGCTGATGCAGCTGACGACGATCATGCTGCTCACCCGCGGCGACGAGTTCTGGATCAAGCTGGGGCAGACCGCGCGCGCGCGTGCGGGCGAGATCCCGGTGGAGCTCTGGCCGCAGAACCCGCGCCTGTTCGAGGCTGTGGACGACCAGGGCAACGCGGGCGCGTCCCCCATCACCGGCATGCCCGCGGGCTGGCGATACAACGGCGGGCAGACCGTGGTGCGCGCTGACGAGGTGGTGCACTTCCGGTTCATTGGCAGCGACTTCGGGCCGAAGGGGCAGGCGCCCATCAAAGCCGCGGACGACGCGATCGAGACGGACAGCGCAGCGGTCACCTTCAACAAGAAGTTCTTTCAGAACGGTGCGAACCCGGGCGGGATCTTCACCCATCCTGGCCGCCTGACGCCGAACCAGAAGACCGAGTTCAAGGACTGGGTGAACGCGCAGGTCGCGGGTCTCCAGAACGCGCAGGCAGAGATGCTGCTCGACAACGGCGTCTCGTTCTCGTGGAACCCGCGCACGCAGAAGGATGCGGAGTTCGGCGAGATGCGCGCGACTGCCCGCGACGAGGTCATCGCGTGCATCGGCACCATGAAGGGGCTGTTGTCCATCACGGACCAGCTCAACTACGCCACGTTCCTCGGCATGAAGCGGTCGTTCTACGAGGCGACCGTGGTCCCGATGCTCTACGACATCGAGGACGTGCTGTGGCGGTACATTTTCGCGGACGTCGAGGGCGGAAAGTACTTCGCGCAGTTCGACCTGTCGCAGGTGTCGGGTCTCACCGACGACCTGCTGGACCAGACGCAGATCGCGACGGGTCTGTTTGGCATCGGGTACTCGCGCGACGAGATCAACGAGCGGCTCGGGCTCGGGTTCGAGCCTGACCCCGCGACGGACATCAGGAATCCGGCACTCGCCGGTGCGGCGGATGGCGGTGTAGGGGTAGTGGACTCCACCACCGCCGTCGCACCGACGGGTGAAGGTGCCGCCGTCGCAGGAGGTGCGGTCCAGGACACCGCCCTGAGTGGCGGGCAGATCAGCGCACTGATCCAGATCGCGTCCAGCGTGTCCGATGGGACGATCCCGGCAGCAGCCGGAAAGGCCATCATCCTCGCGTCGTTCCCAGGGCTGAGCGAGCCCGAGGCGTCCGACATCGTCGACAGCATCGAGGTGAAGCCCCCGCCGAACCCGCAGCCGAAGCTGCTTGCGCTGCCACCCGCGGCCGCTCCTGCGGACCAGGCGGCGGCGGACGGGCCGCCAAGGGCAACGGAGGACGAGGCCACCGCGTGGGCGGAGACGCTTATCCGCGGCCCACGCGCGCGCGACCTGGAGCGCCTTGCGCACGACTGGCACAGGGCTGTCAGCCCGACCATGGTCGCGAGCATGAAATCTGTCGTAGCGAAGTGGATGCGCGCGCTCACGGCGAACCAGATCGCGCGGTTCGAGGCATACATTGCCAAGCTGAACGCGAGCACTCTGACCCCGCAGGACATCGAGCGCATCCTCTACAACCGCGCGATGTGGGACGCCAAGCTTGCGGAGACGGTCTACAAGCCGATGCGCAACGCGCAGGGACTCGAGCTGCGGCGGGCGGCATACGAGCTTGGCGTGTCCGCGATCAGCGTGAACGACCCTGCGCTGCTGGAGCAGAACGCGAACCGCATCGCGACGCTTGTGAACACTGTCTCGCCTGGGATGCGAGACATCCTGCGCGGCGAGATGATCAACGCGATCGCACAGGGAAAGACCCTGGACGAGATGCGGACGATGATCAAGGACGGCGGGATGTTCGCCAAGTTCACCGGCGAGGGCGCGTCCTGGCGATCGCTGCGCATCGCGAAGACGGAGATCGGGTTCGTGCAGTCGGCTGCCCGGTACACCAATGCGGAGCGCAACGCCAGCATCATCGACCACCGACAGTGGATCCATGCGGCTGGCGGTGTCGACGACCGCGAGAATCACGTCGCGGAGGCTGGCGGATCAGGCGCGAAGGTCGGCGAGCGGTACCCGATCACCGGACTGCTTCACCCACGGGAATTCGGCGCGCCCGCGGCCGAGGTGATCAACTGCGCATGCGACGAGATCATGATCCTCAAGGAAGGCGTCTGATGAAGCGCGACGCAAAAGTCAAGGGCGAGATTCGTTCCAACCCGATCGGCGCGCGCGTCCTCAACGCGTCGGACAAGTATCGGGACGCGCCTGGCGTGTCCGCTGACCGCGTCCGCACGTTCATCGTCTCGACCAGCCAGCCCGCGCTCGACGCAGGGGTGCTGATCCCGGACGGCATGGACTCCGCGATGTACGTGGAGCGCCCTGTCGTGCTCTGGGACCACGATGCCAGCGAGGTCGGGATCGGGCGGTGCCTGTCGCTGAACCGCATCACCACGCCAGTCGATGGATGGAGCGCAGACATCGAGTTCGCGCCCGCCGACGTCAACGAGGACGCGGACGCCGTGCTCCGGTTCATCGACTGGGCAGGGTTCGGCGCGTCGTCGATCCGGTTCATCGTCACCGACATGATCGACCAGCCGTCGCCCGAAGACCTGGTCCGATACGGTCTGCCGCGCTGGGGGTGGATCGGTCGCAAGTGGCAGCTGCTGGAGATCAGCGTGGTCAACGTCCAGGCGGACCCTGGAGCGATCATGCAGGGCGTCAAGGACGGCGCGTACAGCCAGCGCGCGGCGGAGACGATCCTCCGACACGTGCGCGGGATCATCGTGAACCCAATTCCGGAAGGGGACGCGCCGCAGCCCGACGCTCAGGCGGATACCGCCGACGCGGCCTCCGCCACGTGCCCGATGTGCGGCGGGGACTGCTGCCCGGATTGCTGCGGGACCGGCGACTGCCAGACCTGCGACCAGAGCCGCCGCTGCCGCATGTGCAACGGCACGTACCGGGACGGGTGCCAGACCCGGGCCGGCATCGCGACGCTTGCGGAGCAGGTCTCCGCGCTGCGTGACGCGGTGATCGCATCACACAATGCCGCCGTGGATGCCGCCCAGGCACACGCCGCGGTTCCGACGAAGGCGCCAGAGACCACGGGAGACGGAGTCCACAACGTCATCCCGCGGTTGGTGGAGCACTACCTGGGCGACCTGGAGAAGAAAGCAAAATGACGACTCCCGCAACGGCGCCGGTAGACCCGGCGTCGGTCAACACCCCGGTGGACGAGGTGGTGAAGCGACTCGCGCACATCAGCGACAACATGGCTGCGAAGAGCACCGTGGACGAGCTGCGTGCGCAACTCGACGAGGCGAAGGCGCAGATGGCTGCGATCTCGAAGCAGCTCCGCGACCGCAGCTTCAGCCTCCCCGGCGTCGAGAGCGAGGCTTCGAACTACTCGCTCAGCCGCGCGATCCTGGCGAACGGCATGGTCGACCCGTCCATGTCGGACGACCAGAAGATCGCGACGATGCGCAAGTACGCGCCGCTCGAATTCGACATCTCGGAGCAGACCCGCAAGGCCAACTCCCAGGTGCTGGAGCAGCACGCGCGAGACCTGGGCGGCGCCGACAAGGAGAAGGCCCGCGCGACCAACACCACGCTCACGGACTCCGCGGGCGGGTTCCTGGTGCCCGCGCAGCTGCTCGCCAAGTTCTACGAGATCTTCTACGCGAACCTCGTGCTCGACGAGGCCGGCGCGACGAAGCTCACGGGGCTGATGGGCGAGCCTGTGCTGGTGCCGAAGGAGAGCGCCGGGACGACCGCGTACATGGTCCCCGAGAACAGCATCACGGGCCTGACGAACAGCGAGCAGACATTCCAGATGCTCCAGCTTCGCGCGCGCGAGGTGGTCGCCACGGGTTCGTACTCCCAGCGGCTGCTCTCGCTCGCGAACCCGTCGATCGACCAACTGCTCATCAACAGCTACATGCGGAAGCTGGCGCGGAAGGTTGAGCAGCAGATCTTCGTGGGCAAGGGAAGCAACGGCGAGGTCCGCGGCATCCTGACCGGTGCCGGTGGAACGGGCGCCAACTTCCCCCACCTGGAAGGCGCGCTCCAGGACGTGACGGATCGCAATCTCACGAACGGGGCCAACAACATCACGCCGGCCATCGTGGTCGATTTCGAAGGCGACCTCCAGGACGCGGACGCGCTCCAGGGCAGCCTCGCGATCATCACGCATCCGAAGGTGTACCGGAAGTTCCGCAAGGACGCGACGAACCAGTACGTGATGCCGAGCCCGCTCACGCAGCAGCGGGTGCAGGAGATCACCGGGTACAAGTGGCTCATCACCACGCAGCTCCCGACGACCCTGAACAAGTCCGCGTACACCGGTGACGGCACCGCGCTTGCCCACTTCATGCTGGGCAACTGGAACGACCTGCTCATCGGGCTCTGGGGCGGCCTCGCGATTCGCCGCAGCGATGTGGCGTACTCGCCCATCACGTCGACCAGCGCGTTCCACCAGCGCCTGGTCCATGTCCTCGTCTCGCAGCTCTTCGACGCCGGCGTGATCCGCGCAGCGTCGATCGCCGCGTCCAACGAGGTCGCGTTCACCTGAACCACGTGCGCCCGGGCCCCGCGGCCCGGGCCCTGTCCCGCAAACCAACCAGATAGACATCAGGCCCGCAGGGGGGCCAACCAAATGCAGAACAACATTCAGGATCTGATCAAGCCGGACCTCGCGCTGAGCGGGCAGGTGATCTCGTCCGCCACGACGGTGACGGGCCCGATCATCGACACGGCCAACGTGCGAGAGTACGTGCTGGAGATCGTCATCGGGACGCCCTACACGGTCAACCTCCTGACCGCGTGCAACGTCCAGCTCTTCAACGACGACAAGAGCGACATGTCCTCGGAGGCGCAGGGCGGGAGCAACGTGAACATCTTCTCGGCTCTTGCCGCGAACACGCTGCTTCACATCCGGGTCCAGGCGGAGAACTACAAGCGGTTCCAGCGCATCAAGGTGGTCACCACCGGTGCGCCCACGTCGCTGGTCATCTCCATCGTCGCGATCACCGCGCAGACCGAGTTCCGTGGCACGACGGCGTCGCCTGGTTCTGGGTTCACCCTCCAGGGCACGATCTGAACCGATGCCGGAGGGGGACGTACCAATGGACGCGACGACGCTTGCAGACGTGAAGGCATCGCTCAGGTTGGCATCGACGGACGCCACGTCCGACGCGCTGATCGGCGACATCATCACGCAGGTGAGCGGCCTGTTCGAGTCCTACCTTGCGCGCGGCCTGCAATCGGCTGCGCGCAACGAGTATTTCAACCCCGACTACTTCACCCGCATGGTCCATGTCTCGTCCTACCCGGTGGCCGCCAGCCCGGCCCCCCAGGTCTGGAACGACATGGACCGCGCGTGGGGATCGAACACGCTGATCGACCCCACGCTCTACACGTTCGACCCGGACACGGGCGCGTTCTACTTCGACAGGACTGGCCTGGTTGGCGGGTACCGGTACCTCAAGATCTCGTACACCGGTGGCATGGCCGCGGACACGGCAGCGCTGAAGACGACATATCCCGAGATCGCGTATGCCGCGCGCATGCAGGTCTGCTACGAGTTCCGGCGCAGGGACTCCTACGCCACGCAGGCGATCGCGCTGGGCGGCGGAAACTTCACCGTGGACGGGCCGGTGAAGCTGCTCGACAAGATCAAGGAGACGTTGGACCGCTACAAGCGGATCTTCCAGGTCATGCCATGATCGACGTGAAGGTGAACACCGACCGGATGCAGCGACTCGCACATCAGTCGCATGGCATCCTGCGCGAGCAGGTCAAGCAGGCCATGGAGGCTAACGGGCTCGGGTTCCGCCAGGCCATGGTCACCAAGAACCTCAGTGGGCGTCCAGGACTGAACGCGATCAGCGGCCAGTTGCGCGCATCGCTAGGGCACAGGGTGGACGATCCCGCAGATTCGATCGGCGTTTTCATCGGGTTCTACGGGGGGTCCACCAAATACGTCGGGATCCAGGAGCGCGGCGGAGTCATCACCGCGAACGGACATGCGTCCGTCTGCGGAAAGGGGCGCCTGCTCGCGATCCCCGTCGGCGAGGCAAAGACGGCCAGCGGGGTGTTGCGGCAGGGACCGTGCGAGTACCCCAAGGACAAGAGCGATCCCGGAGCGCTGTTCTTCATCAAGACACCGTTCGGCGGGGTGCTTGCGCGCAAGATCGACACGCCCCCACCGTCCAGCGTCAAGAGCAAGCGGCGCCGCAAGGGCAAGACAGGGGCGACGAAGGCCGCGAAGCGACAGTACAAGAACGGTGGCAAGCGCGCCAAGCAGATGCTGTCGCGTGTCGAGAAGCTTGGGCGCAGCGTCGAGGAGCAGCACAAGCACGCGATCCATGTGCTGTTCGTTCTGAAGCCATCGGTCTACATCCCGCCGCGTCTTAAGTTCCGCGAGACGTTCAAGGAGTACCTGCCGACCATGAAGAACCGCATCGTGAAGGCGGTTCGCGCGACGGCAAAGCTGGTCAAGGGCGTGCACTGACATGGCCTTCAACGACTGGCAACTGCCGTTCGTCCGACGCGTTGTGTCGGAGTACCTCTCCACGCCAGCGAGCTGCGGCGTCGTGGTGCGCAGGCGCCGTTTTCAACGTCCGGTGATGCAGGAGGAGTACGTCTTCACCTTCGAGAACATGACGCTGACCGACCTGTCCACATGGATCAGCATCCTGGATGGGCTCAAGGGAGGTGCGTCACAAATCACGCTCTCGCTGCCAGATGTTGGGTCGGTGTCGATCATGCTCTCCGGAGACGGGTACACATATACCGTCGGCGCAGGCGAGTACCGCAGCATCCAGTTCTCTGCGATTGCGGAGGTGCGGATCTCATGAGCGTCGGCCAGAGCATCAGGTCCAAGATCCTCGACTGGGTGGTCGCGCGACTCCAGACGGAGCTCGTGTCGAACCCGGGCGGGTTCTACCCTGCCGCGGTGATGGCGGTGCGGCGCGGGTACCTCGGACCTCCCGACATCGATTCATCCCCGACGCTGTGTGTGAACGGGGACGAGGAGACGCCATACGAGGACTCGAGTCGCGGTGGCCGCAAGGCCGGGGGCGGGCCCGCGGCGGGCGTGCAGGACCGCGTCATGCGCATGTCTGTCCAATGCTGGCTGACCCGCGACGGCGACACGTCCGACGAGTACATGCACCAGTTGGCCGCTGGCATCGAGGCTGCGATCCTGCAACAGGACGGCAGCGGTCGGCGCATGGGCGGATACGCAATCAACAGTTGGTGGATCAAGAGCACAGTCATGCAGGCGGAGCAGACGGCACCGCAGCAGTGGCTGAGCGTCGAGTTCCGTGTCTACTTTCGGACGGCCTACGGTCGCCCCGACATCCAGGTTTAGTGGGGACGCGCAATGCTTGAAGAGCTGGCACAGATCGGCGTCAAGGCCGAGAGCACCGAGGGCACGTACAACGCACCGCTGGTCGCTGACGCTGCGCTGCTGGTGCGGGACCCGAAGTACGAGATCATCAACCCGAAGATGGATCGGCAGCTGCGCAGCAGCGCATTCTCCAACTGGAACAGCATTGGGCGCCAGATCGGTGCGCAGATCTCGTTCGACATGGACCTGTACGCGGTCGACAAGACCACCAAGCCGAAGTGGGACATCCTGTTCCAGGCATGCGGTCTGATCGCGACCGGTGGCGCTGGTTCGCCGTGGGTCTATGGGCTGGTCAGCGCGAAGGCGAGCATCCCAGCCGTGTCGATCTCGTTCAACAAGGACGGGTATCTGCGCAAGATCGCGGGATGCCGCGGCGCGGTCAAGTTCAAGATGGTGGCCGGCATGCCGGTGGTCGCGTCGTTCGTCTTCAAGGGCGCGCATGTAGCCCCCACGGACACCGCGTTCCTGGCGCCGACGTTCGACGCCAACTCGAAGGATCTGCCCGCGTTCGTGGGCGCAGCGGTGGCGCTGACGCACGTCTCGCCGGCCACGGACGACCTGACGACCTCGGAGGCTGTGCTGGAGACGCTGGAAATCGACCTCGGCAACGAGATCTTCCTGTCCCCGAGCGCGAACAGCAGCACCGGGTTCCTCTCGACGACGATCGTGAATCGTGATCCGAAGATCATGATCGATCCGGAGATGACGACGGTGGCAGCGTTCGACTGGCTGTCGAACCTGAAGAACGACTACGCTTTCTCCTTCACCACGGGCGTCATGTCCGCGCAGACAGCGCTGAACACGATCAAGTTCGATGCCCCGAACCTCCAATTCTACGAGTGGTCGGAGGAGAACCGGGGCGGCATCGCGGTCGCCAAGGCGGGGTTCCGATGCCGCAGGAGCGCGGCGGACAACGACGAGCTGACCATCACCCTCTCCAGCTGAGGAGATCCACATGCGACTCATCGACCCGTCCGCTGCCGTCTGGCACGAACCGGACGGCCAGGGGGACAACCCCGCGGCCTACCAGATCCGACCGCCGACCGGGGCGGACCAGCTTTCCATGTTCGACGATGCCGAGGTGATCGGGGAAGGCTCGTACCGGTGGCGCGGCAAGGACGCCGTGGCCATCGTGTCCAAGTTCCTGGTCGGATGGCGCGGGATCGACGACGGCGAAGGCAAGCCCGTTCCGTTTGATGCGTCCAAGATCCCGTGCCTCCCGGCCGCGCACCTGGCGTCGATCGCCAAGCAGATCCTGGAGATGACCAAGCTGGGGGACGCTGAAAAAAAAGGCTGAGGGTGGCATGGGGCATTGCGTCCGGGGCGCTGAAGCACAAGTGCACGCGCGAATGCGGGACGCGATTCGCGGTCCCGGTCGCCCGGATGACATGCCCGCGGTGCGACGGCACGCCCCCGCCTGGCGCGCCACGGTGCGCGACCTGCGGCGGGGCAGGCGTCATCGACCTGGACGAGTGCCCAACAGCGCTCGCCGGCCCGATGGTGCCTGCTTGCAGGGCCTACGGTCTGATGCGGATGCATGGGATACTCCCCAGTGCCGGCGGGTGGCTTGACCAAACCGCCTGGTTCATGGACGCGGTGCGGTTGATCGACGCGGAGGTTGCGCAGGCCGATGGCTGAAGGCGACATCGAGGTCTCCCTGGTGCTGAAGGACGGGCAGTTCAAGTCTGCCATGACCAGCGCGGAGGGGCAGACCAAGCGGTTCAAGGGGACAGCGGAGACGACCGGCGCCAAGGCAGGCGAGGCCATGGAGGGCGTCACGCAGAAGGTGGTCCGGCTCGGGCTCACATTCCTCTCGCTGCAGACGGCCAAGAAGCTGTTCATGGACCTCGTCCGCCACAGCGAGGACCTCCAGTACGTGCAGGAGAAGCTCGGAAAGAGCCTGGGGGAATTCGCGGACGGCGTGATCCGGTACTTCGGCGGATGGAGCAAGGAAGCTCTCCAGGCGAAGAAGAACACCGACGCGCTTGCGGAATCGAGCCTAAAAACCGCATCCATCGCGCGCGACATCAACCGCATGCGCGAGGGCATGATCCTGGTCGAAACGACCCTGCGTGAAAAGGACCAGATCGAGAAGGCGCTCGGGCGCATCGAGTACGTGAACAACCTGAACCAGGAGATGGCGTCGCTTGCGAAGACGCTCAAGCTCTCCGCACAGCAGATGACCGTCCTCGATGCGGTCACGTCTGTGCTGACAAAGACCTTTGACGAGAACGCACAGAAGGTTCAAGCCGTCGACGACAAGCTCGTGCAGATGATCGAAGACGTGAAGAAGAACGCCAAGGGCCTCGAAGCGGTGAAGGCCATCGACCCCAACGTTCTGTTCGGGCAGATCCAGTCGTTCGAGCGCGGCGGGGTGATCCAGGATTTCAGCAAGGATCTGCGGGACATGGGTGTGAACGTCAGCACCCTCGGTGTCGCGCTGGACGATGCGCGCATCGACGAGACGCTCAAGAGCCTCACCGACCAGCTGAAGCTGAACGCGGAGCAGCTCGGGCTGACCGACACAGCCATCGACAGCATCATCTCCAAGATCCGGCAGGTTCGCGGAGAGCAGGAGCAGCAGGCCAAGAAGGATTTCGAGGACTACAAGCGCCAGGCACTCGAGGCCCGCAAGGAGACGTTCCAGGGATTCCAGGACGGGTTCGTCGAGGCGCAGAAGGACATGATGGATCTTTCGCGGGTGGGAGCGGACACCGCGCGGCAGATCCAGTCGTCGTTCTCCGACTTCTTCTTCGACGCATTCAAGACACGCGTGCTGGACCTAAAGAAGCTGCTGTCCTCGCTGGCAGACTTCGCCCTTCGCGCGATCACGAACCTGCTGTCCGGCCAGCTTGTGGGCTCGCTGGGCGGCGCACTTGGCTTCGTGGGGATCCCAGGCCGCGAGCACGGCGGGCCCGTGACGCCTGGCCGCAGCTACGTCGTGGGCGAGTCTGGGCGCCCGGAGATCTTCACACCGAACCAGAGCGGGACGATCACCCCGGTGTCGCGCGCGAGCGCGGGCGGGCGCGCGGGCGGCGACCAGCATTTCCACTTCCACGCGATGGACGCAGCATCGTTCATGTCATTCGCGCGTGCCAACAAGGGCGCGTTCTCTGCGATCATGCGCGAGCTGCTTGGCAGCGACATGCCGCTTCGGGACGCGGTGAAGACCGCATGACCGTCGTCGTCCTCGATTCATTCAACCGCGTGGCCGCAGACCTGACCACGTCCCCGTCCGGGCGGTGGGGCGCGCCTGCGGGTAGCGGTGGCACGAACGCGTGGTCGTCTGACGGCCAGTACGCGCGCACCGCGACGACGTTCGGTCTGTCCACACGCGGGTGGCTGCGGTGGATCGGGCCAGGCACCGGCGTGAACTATGGCAAGTTCAGCGCATCGATCATCAAGGCCAGCGCGAACGTGACGGAGATCGGGATCTTCGTCCGCAGCCACGGCGCCACGCTCGCCACCATGGATCGTCTGGCGCTGATCTGGAAGGCCGCCCCCGCGCAGTGGGAGCTTCGGCTCTACTCGGGCGCGTCCACATACAACGTGATCGCGACGGCAACGGACGCGTCCACCGGGTTCGCGTGGGGCACTGGCGCGCACAGCGTCACGCTGACGTGCGTCCCGGTCAACTGCCAGACGACACCGAACGGGACGGCATGCCCGAACCCTGCTGTCACGCTGGCGCTGACCGCCACGGTGGACGGCATCGTCCTGTTCTCTGGAGTGACCTACCCTGATTATTTCGTGATCCTGGTGCTGTCCCTGTACCGCGGGTTCGGGTTCGAGGTTCTCACCGCGGCTGGATGGACTGCATCGGACTATGTGCTGTTCGACGACGCGTCGTTCGACTCGATGCTCGCACCCACGCACGAGCCAGTACCCGCGCTGGTCGCGACGCCGACGCTGACACCGGTCACGATCACCGCGAGCGAGGGGACCGCGTCCAGCACGCTCCCGTACCAGCCGGATGTCGGCGAGAGGGTGACCGTCCAGTGGTTCACCATGCGGAACCCGCTGGAGGCCGGGTACCAGAAAACGTGGGCGCAGTTTCAGGCTGGGCGGCGACTGTTCGACATCGGGCACTCCGCACTGCATCTATCCGACTGCACCGCGCTCCAGACGTTCCTCCAATCACACGGCGGGCCCGAGACGCCGTTCACCTACGTCGACGACACGGGCGTCAGCCGGTCGTGCTTCTGGACGGGCGTGGTCGACTACATCAAGGTCGGCGTGGACGCATACCGAATCGAGTACGTGATCGAGGAGGCGTTCCCATGATCAGCGTGCCCGGCGGGTTCCAGGCCATGAAAAACACGCTCCATTCCACGCATTCGTGGGTGGAGCTCTGGACCATCGATCTGAACGGGACGCTCGGGCTGTTCATCACGTCGCACACAGCATCCGTGACGTTCAACGGCCAGGTCTACCAGCGCGCCGCGATCACGCGCGAGAACATCGACAAGGACACCCGCGGGTCGATCCCGTCGATGCGTGTCAGCATCGGAAACATCGACGGCCAGGCAGTCCTGCTCGCCGGCCAGTACCCGTTGAGCGGGCGAACGGTCACGGTGCAGCTCGTCAACACCGCCACCATCGGAACCGCAACCGCGGTCATCACGGAGCGGTATGCGTTTCAGGAGTGCGAGGCGAACGACCTGTGGCTGGTGTGCACGCTGGGCATCCTGTCGCCGATGGACATCCCGTTCCCGAGGCGCCGGTTCCAGAGAAACAGGTGCGACAACGTCTACGGGGACGAGCTGTGCGGGTACGACACCACCGTCGCAGGCGCTCTTGCGACATGCGACCTGACGTACAACGAGGGGAACGGGTGCGGCGTCCATGGTGACGCAGAGGTTGCTGCTGGCAGGCCGCGGCAGCACACACACAATTACGGTGGCTGTCCGTCGCTGCTGAGGGGCCCATACCAATGAGGCCGACGATCCAGAACGGCGCGGTCGACCCCATCGTCTGGCGCGACCTGGTTGGCGTTCGGTGGCGCCCGTGGGGCCGCGCGAAGGCTGACGGGTTCGATTGCTTCGGCCTCGTGCTGGAGGTCCAGCGCCGTCTTGGGCGCACGGTCCGCGACGTGATGGACTACGACCCGGTGAACCCGGGGCGCGCGATCGTCGACCGTGCGTGCCAGTGGCGCCGCCTGGAACGCTCGACGCCCGGGTGCGCGATCAGCCTGGAGATGGAGGGGAACGGGATCCCCGACCACGTGGGCGTGATGATCGACGAGCGGACCGTTCTGCACACCATGCGCGGGGGCGCGGGCGTCGTCCTGACCCGCGTTGAGGTGTTCGACGGCAGGGTGCACGGGTTCTTCGAGCCGGTCGGGCCGACCGTGCACGCTGTGGTGGTGCTCGACCCGCTCACGCATCAGAGCGTCGAGGACTATGTCCCGTGGCGCGAGGGCATGACTGTCCGCGGGATGGTCCCCGACGGGCTGCTGAGCGACGAGACGTGGGCGAGGACCAAGTGCTGGGTGAACGCCGAGGCTGTGGGCACGGACGCTGTGGTCCCGGCCGGGGCGGAGGTGATTCTGTGGGTTCACCCAGGCATCCCGGTCCCGGCCGCGCTGGTGGCGTCCACGGGGCTGTCCGCGGGCACGCTGGCCATCATCGGGAATGTTGCGATCTCCGTGGCCCTGGCCCTGGTGTCGCAGCTGATCGCGGCCCCGCGTCCAGCGCAGGTCGACAAATCGAAGGACGACGGACGCCCCGGGTTCTCTCTCGACGGCGTGCGCAACACCACGGCGAACGGGACCACATGCCCTGTCGTCTATGGGCGGACGCGGTTCGCCGGCCAGGTGCTCCAGCTTTTCACTGAGCAGGACGACCAGTTCCGGTCGACGCTCTACATGCTGGTGTCCGTGGGCGAGGGCAAGGTCCACAGCATCGGCGGAATCACGCAGGATTCTGACCGACTGAATGCATCCGCGATCAACGGCACGGACATCGAGATCAACGGGAACAAGGTATCCGCGTTTCCGTCCGCGCGCGTGTCGATCCGGCTCGGCAACACCCGCCAGTCGCCGATCCCAGGGTTCGATCGGACGGTGGTGGAGTTCGGCCAGAACCTGCTGCTGCGCGCCACGAACCCGCTCGTTGGCGGACAGGCTGCGATCCCGAACAACGACCAGACGTTCTCCTACACGACCACGCAGGCAGTGGACGGGTTCGCGCTCGCGATCGAGTACGGGATCGGACTCTACAAGGTCGACCTGCAAACCGGCAGCGAGGTCGACTATTCGGTGTACTACACCCTCCGTTACCAGCGGAAGGGGCAGCCGGCGACGATGGTCACGGATGTTGTGATTCACGGCCCGTCCGCGTTGAAGGCGGTGCATACCCGCGCGATCAAGAAGATCGGACTCACGCGCGACGTGTACGAAATCTGGCTGACGCGCATGTCGGACAACGACGAGAACCTGCAACGGCGGTTCTCCACGTCGACGCTGAAGAGCGTCCGCGAGTACGTGTCAGACAACCCTGTGGCCTACAACAGCCGCGCCCTGTACGCGCTGGAGATCCCGGCGACCGCGCAGCTCAGCGGTGGTGTCCCCACGCTCTCTGCCGTCGTCGAGGGCAAGGAGGTCTACCAGTGGGACGGCGTCTCGACGACGGCGCCTGCGTTCACATTCGGGTACACCAACAACCCCGCGTGGATCATGTTTGACATGATCCTGAACCGCCGGTATGGGGGCGGCGTCCACGCCACGCTGAACGACATCGACCTTCCGTCGTTCAAGGCGCTCGCAGACTACTGCGCGACCAGCATCACCACCGATGGCGTCACGCATGAGCGGTGGGCTTTCAACGCGGTGTTCGACACGCAGGGTCGGCTCTGGGACCAGCTCGCGATCGTCGCCGCGTCGTGCAGGTGCAGCTTCTTCCTGTCCGGGTCCAAGTGGAAGATCTCCATCGACCAGTACACGACCCCGACGCAGATGTTCTCGTCCGGGAACATCATCGCGGGCACTGCGCGGCGCAGGTTCCTGCCGACATGGCGGCGTCCCAACGTCATGCGTGCGCAGTATCCGAATCGCAATCTGAATTGGGACTCGGATGTCGCGCAGCTCGCGAGCCCGACGGTGCCGTCCGGATCCGACTTCATCATCGAGGACGCACAGTTCCATGGGCTGGATCGCCCCGAGCAGGTCTACCGCGCGCTCAAGTACCTGCTGAATTTCTCGCAGTTCATCACGGAGGCGGTGCAGTTCAGCGTCCCAGTCGACGCCGTCGTGGTGGAGCCTGGCGACGCGTTCTGGTTCGAGTCGGAGTCGGTGCGGCCGGGCGGGTACGGCGGGCGCATGGGCTTGGACGCACCGGACACCACGCACGTCTACCTGGACCGCGACATCACCATCACCGCTGGCGCGTGGTCGTTCGCGATCATCCAGAACGACGCGGTTACCGGCGTGGAGACCATGTCCACTGTGTCCGTCGTCACCGGCGCTGGGACCTACACCGCGGGCACGCTGATCCAGATCGGGGCGCTGCCGTACGCGGCAAAGAAGTTCGACACATACATGATCGGTCCGTCCGCGACGTACCGCGGCGAGTACAGGGTCACCGCGCTGCGGCGCAACCCGGACCAGACTGTGGACATCGACGCGCTGATCCAGAACGCGTCCGTCTACTCGGACGACCCCGGCGTGATCGAGTCGTTCACCGACGTCTGGCCGGACACGCGGCGCGTCCCAGGCAATCCGACCGGGCTCCGACTCGTGGAACGCATCGGCGTCTCGCGCGACGGCATCGTGGTGCCTGGCGTCGACGTGTCGTTCGTCCCGGAGCAGGAGGGTCTCGCGCACGACATCTGGGTGCGCCCGATGTACGACGCGCAACAGGAGCAGCGCGACGCGGCCCCGTACGAGGTCGACATCGACGGCCGGGTCGCATGGTTCCACGCGGGCACCACATCGTCCGCGCAGTTCTCCGTGGACCGCGGTCTGTCGTTCAAGCAGCCCTACGAGTTCAGCATCACCGTGCGCGGCCCCGCTGGCACGCGCGCGGACCCACGCGCGGGCGCGACCGGTTGCTTCACTCCGATCGGGAAGACGGACGCCCCCACCGCGCCGACGAACGTGCAGACCTTCGCGCGCGAGGGAGGGCTGCTGGTGACATGGACGCCGTCCACCGACTACGACATCGACCACTACGAGATCCGCCAGGCGAGCCAGGACGGGCGCAAGTTCTTCCTGTCGCAGGTGCTGGCCAAGTGCGCTTGCGGGGACCGCGCGTTCGTCGTCCCCCACACGTGGAACGGCACGCGCTACGTGCAGGTGACCGCGGTCTCGCGCAGCGGCGTGCGTTCGATGCTGCCTGCCTACGCGACGATGCCGTCAACGCCGGACGGGTCTCGCAACGTCGCGACGAACACGTCCGAGAGCGTGGCGTGGCCGGGCACGAAGACGAACATGGCGGTCACCGGATCCGTGGTCCGCGCGAACCTCGGAAGCACCACCGGCTCGTACCAGACCGGGGACACCACCCACGCGCTGATCCAGCGGCAATCGACTCTGCACATCCTCGTCGACGCGACGGTGATGGAGATCGACACCACGATTGACCAGGCCGGGTATGGACTCACCAGCCCGCACGCCCAGCGGCTGACGCTCGACGGCGTGCTGCTCGATGCGCCGGACCCAGACCAGATCCTGTCGCTGGAGGACAACGACTACCCGCTCGACTCGCCTGGCAGCCGGACGAACCTGATCAACGGGTCGATCGACTGGGACGCCACTGTGACGCTGAAGATCGAGTACGACCTCGCGCAGGACGCGGGAGCGACGGTCTGGGACGGGTTCAAGGAGTACAAGGGCCCGATCCCGATCAGCGGTCGATACTACTGCCGCGTGCGGCTGTCCTGGACCACGGCGACGGGCGGGGACTACCGGGTGCAGTTCGAGGAGCTGCGGGTCCAGTGCGTGGCGCAGGTCGACTCCCCGATGACGTGGGGCAACAAGGACTACAGCCCCGGCGCGAACATCGCGGGCGCCGCGTCGCTGACCTACGACCTGACGCAGATCACGAACGACACGGGCCCGACGGGGGACACCGCGAACGCCGGCGTGCTCTTCATCCCTGGCGTCGACAAGTACTTCCTGATGCAGGCCACTGTCCCGCAAGACCTCGACGTTGGTCGCGACTCGATGCTGCGGATCGTGGCGCTGATCGGGAACCCGCTGGGTGACCCGGTTGGTAACCAGTTTGCTCTGGAATGCCGACTGTCCGCGAGCGAAGCGGACGGAATTGTCGGGGCGTACTACAACAATTATGTCGTCCTGACCGCACCCGATAACAAGGATGACAACCACATCGTGGTTTTCGAGGGCGTGATCTTCCCTGCCGGGAGCATCCTGCCGGGCCACTTCATCGCCGGGACTATCCGCCGGAACCCCGGTGGCGGCGATGACACGAGCTCGCTGTTCCTGAAGGTGATGTTTGTCGAGTTCGTCGGCTACCGGATCCCCACCGGGCCATAGGGGATCATCAGATGTCGCAGTACACGTCGGTGCTGACCGGTGGCAGTGGTGGGGACTCGTGGGCGACCGCGTACCCGAAGATCAATTCGTTCATGAACGCGATGTACTCGTGGGAG